CCGCGCCATTCTCGGCCCGCGGGCAGATAATCGAACGGTATGCGACTGAGTCGGTGGATCGCTCTCGTTCTGGCGTGCGTGGGACTCGCGACGGCCCAGGAATATGACATCGTGATCGCGCGCGGGCGTGTGATGGACCCGGCTACGGGACTGGATGCGATCCGTGATGTAGGCATTCAGGGCAGCCGCATCGCGGCGGTTTCCGAAAAGAGGCTGAAAGGACGAAGCATTATCGACGCCCGCGGGCTGGTGGTCACGGCCGGCTTTATCGATCTGCACCAGCACGGGCAAACGCCGGAGAACTACGCATTCAAAGCGCGGGACGGGGTGACTACGGCGCTGGAGCTGGAGGTCGGCGTTTCACCGGTGGATCCGTGGTACCGCGAGCGCGAGGGCAAAGCCCTGATCAACTTCGGCGCGACGGTGGGCCATATTCCGGCGCGGATGGCGGTGATGCACGACACCGGATCGTTTCTCCCGCACGATCGCGCGATCGATACGGTGGCCTCAAAGGAGCAACTGGAGGAGATCCTTGCGCTGCTGCGGCGCGGGCTGGACGAAGGCGCGCTGGGCATCGGGCTGGGTATTGCGTACGTGCCTGCCGCAACACGTGAGGAGATCTTTCGCGTGTTCGAGGTAGCAGCGGGTTTTCACGTGCCGGCATTCGTACATCTGCGCAGCGCTGGTCCGGTGGAACCCGGAGGCATCGACGCGCTGCAGGAAGCGATGGCGGATGCGGCAGGCGCGGGCGCATCGCTGCACGTGGTGCACATCACCAGCACCGAGCTGCGCCAGACGCCGCTGGCGCTGGCGATGATCGAAGGCGCGCATCGGCACGGACTGGATTTCACCACCGAAGCGTATCCGTACACCGCCGGGATGACGGATATCGCGTCGGCCATTTTTTCCGAAGGCTGGCAACAGCGCAACGGAGGGATCACGTATCACGATCTGCAGTGGGCGGCTACGGGTGAGCGGCTGACGGAGGAATCGTTCGCGCGGTACCGGAAGCAGGGCGGCATGGTGGCGATCCACGCGATACCGGAAGAGGTGGTGCGGACGGCGATGGCCGACCCGGAGGTGATGATCGCCAGCGACGGCATTCTGGACCATGGGAAGGGGCATCCGCGGGCTGCGGGGACGTACGCGCGCGTGCTGGCGAAGTATGTCCGCGAGGAGCACGTGCTGACTCTCATGCAGGCGCTGCGCAAGATGAGCCTGATGCCGGCAGAGCGGCTGGGCATGCCGAACAAAGGCCGGCTGCGGGTGGACGCGGATGCCGACATTACGGTGTTCGATCCGGCGCGGGTGACGGACCGGGCGACGTTCGAGGATCCAGCGCAATACTCGGAGGGCATTCCGTACGTGATGGTCGGCGGGGTGTGGGTGGTGAAGGGCGGGCGCGTGGTGGATGGAGTCTTTCCGGGGACCGGCGTGCGGCGGCGGCGCGCTACGCCGTAGGCGGCGTCCAGTGATTGAGGATGGAGAGCGCTTCCTGAAGATTGGCGCCCTCATACACGCGGACTTCTCCGTTTTTGAGAACCACCCGGACGGAGTTTGGCTGGTACGTGACTTCCTGGATGTCGTCGACGTCGAGGTCCAGCATGCCTCCATGCTAACCCGGGGGGTCGCCTGGAAGCGATAGAATCAGGGCAGGGAAGGCCTGCATGCCGGCGTGGTTACAAATTTTGCTGCTGTTCGGCGCCTGGCTGGCGCTGATGAAGTGGGTGCTGCCGCGCTTTGGCGTGGGCACGTGAATGAGCCGCGACTGCGAGGCCGGGTCCCGGCCTGAGAAACCGAAAGCGGACGGCAAGGCGATATAGCAGCGGGCGGGAGGCCCTGCCCCCCATCCGTGCAAGCCAAAGGCTCGCACTACAAACGGCCTGCTGCGTAATGGGTGGAGGCCAGCGCCGTCTAATGGACGAGCGCAGCCTCATGGATCAGACTACCCCGAATCGTTTCATGTTCGCCACGGGGATCGAGTGCAGTTACCCTGTGATCACCGGTCTCGACGGGCGGGACACGCGTGTCGACGAGATGGCCAGCTGCGGATTCTACGATCGCTGGCGCGAGGACTTTCATCTGGTCCGCTATGACCAGGAGCTCGAGTATCTTCGGTATGGTCCCGATTACTACCGCTGCCACCTGGCTGCCGACAAGTACGACTGGGCGTTTTGCGACGAGACGTTCGCGGAGCTGCGCCGGCTGGGGATTATTCCCATTTGCGATCTCTGCCACTTCGGCCTTCCGGACTGGATCGGAGATTTTCAGAATCCGGACTGGCCGGAGCTTTTCGCCGGGTATGCCCGTGCTTTCACCCGGCGGTTCCCGTGGGTTCGATTCTACACGCCGGTAAACGAAATTTTCGTGAACGCGACGTTCTCGGCGGAACTGGGGTGGTGGAACGAGCGGCTGAAATCGGAGCGCGCGTTCGTGACATCGCTGAAGCATCAGTGCCGGGCCACGATTCTGGCGGAGGAAGCGATTCTGGAATCCTGCCCGCACGCCATGTTCGTGCAGAGCGAAGCGACATCGTTCTATCATCTGCGCTCGCCGGAGGCACTGGCGCGGGCGCACACGCTCAATATGCGGCGCTTCCTGTCCCTGGACCTGTGTTACGGGCATGAGGTAAGTTCCGCGATGTTCGAGTTCCTGATGGATAACGGCATGACTCGTGACGAGTATCACTGGTTTCTCGATCACGGGCGAGCGGTGCGCCAGCACTGCATCATGGGCAACGATTATTACTTCACGAACGAGCACCTTGTGCCGCCCGAGGGCCCACTGATCGAGACCGGAGAGGTGTTCGGGTATTACATCATCACGAAGCAATATTACGACCGCTATCATCTGCCGGTGATGCATACGGAGACGAATCTGGCTGAAGTGGACCGCGCGCCGGGGTGGTTATGGAAGGAATGGGCGAACATGGCGCTGCTGAAGCACAATGGCGTGCCCATTCTGGGCTTCACGTGGTACAGCCTTACCGATCAGATTGACTGGGACACCGCGCTGCGGGAGAACAACGGCAATGTTAACCCGTTGGGCTTGTACGATCTGAATCGGAAGATTCGGCCGGTGGGCGAGGAGTACAAGAGGCTGGTGCACGACTGGCGCTCCGTTCTGCCGCTCGCACGGCTTGCATGGCTATTCAGAAGTCGAGCGAAGCGATGCAATTGGAGCCGTTGCCCGTAGAGGCGGGCTGAGAGCCCGCCGCAGGGCGAGGCCCTGCCCCCCATCGAGCGAGTAGCTTCCGGAAATCAACCAATTCATTAACAGGTGTAAATGTGGGGCTGTGGCCAGAGCCGGTCACAGGGCTTGCAGGAACTATATCTCCCCTGTTTTCTATCATTTCATCGAAATTTTCCGGCAGAGCCGAACGGCCTCGGGAGTAATGTGGGGGCGTAAAGGGAGTTATGAGCAGGCACAAAGCAGAAGAGAAAAGGAATGGGGCGGGGAGGAGCGAGAGAACGCCGGCGAAGGCGAAGGATAACGTGCAGTTTGGACGGAAGATGATTTCGGCCGTGGTGGAAGCGATCAGGGAGAAGCTTGACGCGAAAGACTTCAAGCCCACCTTGTCGGAGTTCATCCGGCTTGTGCAACTGGAACGCGAACTGGCGGACGAAGAACCGCTGACGGAGATCAGAGTGACATGGTGCGAACCGAAGAAGGCATCCGAACCCGAACCATAGGTTACGCGCCGCTGCCATCCCAGGAGAAGTTCCATAACTCGAAGGCGCGCTTCAAAGGGTTTTCCGGGCCAATCGGGTCGGGAAAGAGCCAGGCTCTTTGTCAGGAGGCGATTCGGCTGGCGTATTTGAATCCCGGGAGGCCGGGCCTGATCGGAGCCCCGACGTATCCGATGTTGCGAGACGCAACACTGAGCACGCTGTTCGAGATTCTGAACGCGAACAGGATACCGTATGACTTCAATAAAGCGGAGAATCTGCTGACGCTGAATGAGGTGCGATCGAAGATCCTGGTCCGATCGCTGGATGAATTCGAGCGGCTGCGCGGCACGAACCTGGCGTGGTTCGCCGTTGACGAGCTGACTTACACGGCGGAAGAGGCGTGGCTCAGGCTCGAAGGGCGATTGCGAGATCCCAAGGCGAAAAAGCTGTGTGGATGCGCGGTGTGGACGCCGAAAGGCTTCGACTGGGTATACAAGCGCTTCATACAGGAGCCGGTGGAAGGTTACGAAGCGATTCTGGCGCCGGCTTACGAGAACCGGTTCTTACTCGATCAGATTCCGGATTACTACGAGCGGCTGAAGAGCAGCTACGACGAGCGGTTCTTTCAGCAGGAAGTGCTGGGCGCTTATCTGAATGTCAGCGCCGGGCAGGTGTACCACGCCTTCGACCGAAAGATCAACGTAACGAAGGCCGAGGCGGATCCGGTGCTGCCGCTGATGTGGGCGCTGGATTTCAACGTGGACCCCATGAGCTCGGTTATCGCGCAGAGAAGCGCGGATGAGGTGAAGGTGCTGGACGAGATTGTTCTGCACCGGGCGAGCACGGAGCAGGCATGCGAGGAGTTTCATAACCGCTACCCAATGTGGGAGGCAGGCGTGAAGATTTACGGAGACGCTTCCGGGGAGAGAATGCAGACCTGCGGGAACTCGGATTATGACGTGCTGCGCCGTTTTTTCCGGGAAGCGGGGTATCGGAGGTGGGGCCTGGCGAAGGGCGCGAGCAACCCGCCGGTCAAGGATCGGGTGCAGATGATGAACTCTCTGCTGCGATCGGCGGATGGGGAAACGGCGCTGTACGTGGATGCGAAGTGCAAAGAACTGATCAAGGATTTCGAGCAGGTAACTTACAAGCCGGACAGCAGCGTGGTGGATAAGGAGCGGGACTCGCAACGGACGCACTTATCGGACGCGCTCGGGTATCTGGTGTGGCAGGAATTCAGGGTAAGGGCGCCGTTCGGGCCACAGTCGCGCGGGCTTATGTAGCGCCGCGGAATCGGGGCTGGCGCAGGAGGGCAGGCTAGGCGGCCTGTCCCATCACGAAAACACTTGCAGTTTTACAGGGGCGGGGAAAGGTGTGTCAATGGACAACGCGACGGAGATCATTCGAGAGCATCCGGAGTACCGGAGCCGGGCTCAAACGTGGAGAACTTACCGGGATCTTTATTCGGGTGGAGAACAACTGCGGGCGAATGCCGACCGGTATCTGATCCGGAGGCAGAAGGAGCCCGGAGAAGTTTACGGGGAGAGGCTGGGACATTTCTTTTATGAGAACTACGCCGGTTCGATTGTGGACTGGTACACGGCGACGCTGTTCCGGCGTGAGCCGGTGATCCTGTTCGACGGCGCTAACGACAACGCGCGGCGATTTCTGGCGCAGTTCATTGGAGACTGCGATGTCCGAGGGACGAGCCTCACCGAGTTTTTCCGGAAGCGGTTTACCGAGGTGCTGGTGTATGGGAAGAGCCACGTGCTGCTTGATTTTCCGCGACACGCCGGCGGGGTGGAGTCGCGGGCGCAGGAGGATGCGGAAGGGGTCTCGCGAGCCTATCTGTCGGCGTTCACTCCCGAGGAATTGACGAACTGGAGCTACGACGAGCACGGCGGTTATGAGTGGGTCGTGCTGCGGACAACGGCGCTGCGAAAAGCGCGGGTCGAAGACGCGGAATGGATCCGGGAGACGAAATGGGCGTACTTCGACAAGGAGTGCTTCCGGATTTACCGGCACGCAGAGGCGGCGCAGCTGGGCGGCATGCTTCCGTGGACGGAGACGACAACCGGCGCGGTGGAACTGGTTGACGCGGGACGGCACGGACTGGCGAAGCTGCGGCGCGTGCCGGTTATCGACGTGGATGCTCGGGAGGGGTTGTGGCTGATGAACCGGTGCGGGCTACTGCAGCTGGAACATCTGAACAAATCCAATGCGCTGTCGTGGGCGCTGACCATGGGACTGTTCGCAATGCCGGTGGTTTACTCGGAGCGCGAGTGGAACCAGATGGTGGGGGAATCCTACTACATCCAACTTGGTCCGCAGGACCGTTTCGGATGGACGGAGCCGGAGGGGAAGGTCTACCAGATAGCCGCGGATAACCTGCAGCGGCTGCAGGAGGAGATATACCGCGTTTGCTACGTATCGCAGGCGGGGGGATCGCTGGGCGGTCCGGGCTCGCAGTCGGGGCTGAGCAAACAGCGGGATTTCGCGATCACGGAGGAGGTGCTGCGGGCGTACGGCGACGCGGTAAAGGAGGCGATGAAGCGCGTGCTGCGCGCCGTGAACGAAGCCCGGGAGGACGGGCTGACGGTGGAAGTAACAGGAATGGACGAGTTCGACATTGGGGATTTCAGCACGGAACTGGCGGACGCGAAGGCGCTGCTGGGTCTGGGGATGGAATCGGCGACGCTGCGCAAGCAGGTGTACAAGAAGCTGGCGCTGAAGTATCTGTGCGACAGCAGGCAGGAAACAAAAGACCGGATCGCCGCCGAGATTGAAGGCAGCGTCGAGGGCTGAAGGCCGGCGCACCGGAATAAGGAGAGTCATGGAAGCAAACGAGACAAGGCAGGAGAAGACGGCCGCGCCGGACCTAAGAGCGGTGGTGCGCGGGGTGATCGACGAATTTGTGGAGGCGCAGCGCCAGAAGGCAGAGCCGGCTTACAAAGCGGAACTGGTGGAGCAGCGGCGGCGCCGCGAACAACTCGAGACCCGTGTGAACGAGTTGATTCAGGAGAACGTGAAGGCGCGGCTGGCGGCCGAGGAGGCGGACCGGAACGCGTTGATCCGGGCGGAACTGCAGCGGCTGGGGGTTTCCAAGGTCGACCTGGCGTTTCGCGCGGTCAGGGACGATGTGGTTCGCGGCGAGGATGGCCGACTGGTGGCGCGCGGACCACAGGGCGAGGTTGGGCTGAAAGACTTTCTGACCAACTTCGTGAACGAGAACCCCGAGCTGCTGCCGGCAAGGATCAGCGGGGGCTCGGGAATGACGCCGGCGCAGAAGAGCGGGCCGGCGCCGTCCGGATTCGATCTGGACAAAATCCGACCGGGGATGAATCCGGAAGAACTGGAGCGGGTGCGGCAGGAAATCTCGCGGCTCGCTTCGCAGACCCTGCGGGGGCTGTAACCGAAAGTGCGGGGCGGGGAAGCCCGGGCCGCAACAAAGAAACAAGGAGAAAGAAGAAGCAAAGAGTATGGCGACAATTACATCAGCAAATATCGCGAATGCGATCGTGAAGCTGGTTGCCGTGGACGCTCTGCCCGCGCTGATGGGCAATCTGGTGATGGGCAACCTGGTGAACCGTGACTACGAGCCGATTCTGGCGCGGGCGGGCGATACGATCAACGTGCCGATTCCGCCGGTGATGGTGGCGAATAACATTGCCGAAGGCAACACGGTGCAGCCGCAGAATCCGAATCTGGGGAACGCGCAGATCGTTCTCAACACGCACGCGGAGGCGACGTTCCAGATTCCGGACGTGACCAAGGTGCTGGCCGTTCCGGACCTGCTGAAGCTGTACATGCAACCGGCGGTAATCGCGCTGGCGGAGAAGATCGAATCGGATCTGCTGAGCCTTTATGCTCAGTTCACGGCCAACAGCGCGGTGGGGGCGCCGGGGACGCCGATCAGCGAAGAAGCGGTGGACGCGGCGGAGACGGCGCTGTTCCAGTCGAAGGTGCCGGCGAGCGCGGCGAAGTACCTGGTGGTGGACTCGACGTCGTACTCGGCGCTGCGGCAGATTCAGCGCTTCAGCGAGTTCTATTCAGCGGGCGAGGCAGGCCTGAGGGCTCTGGTGGACGGGTCGGTCGGAAAGATGAAGGACTTCTTCATTTTCCGCTCGCAGTTCGTTCCGAAGACCGGCAGCTCTCCGGCGACCACGCACAATCTGGCGTTCGCGAAGGATGCGATGGGTCTGGTTGTGCGCCGGCTGCCTCAGCCGCTGCCGGGTACGGGCGCGATCGCCGAGTACGCGGAGATGGGCAATTTCGGCCTGCGCGTGGTGATGAGTTATCAACCCAACACGCTGGCTCAGCAGTTCACGGTGGACGTGCTGTACGGGTGCGGCGTGCTGCGGAATAACTTCGGCGTGCAGCTGCTTTCGTAGCTGAAGGACCGAGCGACGCAGCATAACAGGGCGGCAGAAATGCCGCCCTTTCGATTTTTGAGGAGAAGACAGCGATGGACTTACGAGCTTATTACCAGAAGATACGCAATACGGAAGCGGACATAGCGGACGAGCACACGGTGATTGTGAGCCTGGAAACCGGAGACGGCGGGACGGCGGGGCGGATGACCGAAGCGCGTCGCGACCTGGCCGCGCGGATGGTGGTGGAGGGTCGCGCGCGTCTGGCGAGCGAGGCGGAGCGCGAAGAGTTCCAAAAGGCCCAGCAGAAGCGCTGGCAGCAGGCGCGGCGGCGTGAGCAGGCGAGCGTCCAGGGCGGGGTGCTCTCGGAACAGGATTTGAAGGCGATTCGGAACGCGGTGCGGCCCGGGACGCAGGACTGAGGCGCGGCGTGGCACTGTTCAACGATGGTCCGATCAGCGGGATCGTGGATCTCATGAACTATGAGACATCGATCCTGGATGTTGCGAGCACGGAGGGGATCGACACCTCGGCCAAGCTGCAACTGGCGCAAAGCGAGATTGCGGCGGAGCTGCTGCGGTTCCTGCTCGAGACGGAACGCGGCGCAGAGCCGTCCGTGGGCATCTCGCCGCGAAGGTCTTTGGGGGTGGGAGACGTGGTCGTCACGGACATACTGCGCCGGTGGCACACGTTACGCACGCTTGCGTTCGTGTTTCGGGACGCGTATGACAACCAGCTGAACGACCGGTATCAGGGGAAGTGGGCCAACTACGACCGGATGCAGGGAGAAGCGAAGCGAGCCTATCTGAAGACAGGCGTCGGCCTGGTTTGCAGACCCGCTCCCAGGCCGGCAGCACCGGCAATAACAACGGTGACGGGCACCTCGCAGCCGGGAACTTACTATTTCGGGACCTCGTGGGTAACAGCTGACGGGGGCGAGGGAGTGTGCAGCGATCCCGCGGCGATCGCACTTACAGACAGCACGCAGGCCGTCATTTCGCCGGGGGCCGGTCCCGACGGGATCGTGGGCTGGAACGTATACGCGGGCCCGCAGGCAGACGACCTGAGCCAGCAGAACACCGCCGCGCTGCCGGTGGGCAATAGCTGGATACAACCAATGCCGCTGACATCGGGGGGTGTTCAACCTGGAACGGGTCAGGCGGCGGACCGCTGGATCGTGAACGACCAAAGACTGCGGAGGGGATGATGGCTCTGGTAGCAAGTCAGGTTGGCGGAAAGGTGAGGAGCCTGCTCGCGGCGAATCTTGGCGCCGCGGGGGCGCAGGTGGCCAGCGGTTGCGGAATCGCGATACCGGCGCTTTCGGCGGGGCAGGTGATGGGCGGCAACGTGGCCGCCGAGCTGGCGGAAAAGAGCGTAGGCGCGCACTATCCGTTATTTCGCGTGTCGTGCAGCAAGGTTGCAAACACACTGCGGGAGAAGTTTCGGACCTTTTCCGGGCAGGCGGAGGTGACGGTGGAAGCACTGGTTACGCAGGACCGGCTGGACGGTATCGAGGATCAGCTTCACGGGTGCGTCGAGGCGGTTACGGCGGTGCTGGACGCCAATCGTGGAGACTGGGGCGGCGGAGCGCTGTACAACGGCGGCTACGAAGTAACTTTCGGGGCGGTAAAGCACGGCGGTAAGAACTTTCTGCAGAGCGCGCGGATCGTGATTGCGGTGGATGTAAGTAAGTAGGAGAGGAAATGGCATCATATATTTCGTCAAACAATAATCGCCTTTATGTGGGAGTGGAGCCGGCCTACGGTATCGCCGCGAGCGTCAGCGCGGCGAACCTGACGCCGCTGGTAAGCCTGAGCACGAGCTACAAGCTTCAGCGGCCGCACCGGAAGGACAAGACCGGCACCAGAACGTACATGGGGGAAGTCAGTGGAGTCCGGCGGAGCGTGGATTTCGAGCTGCGCAGCTATTTGTGCTCATGGGGCGATACGACGCAGGCGCCGCCACACGGCGCGCTGGTGCAGGCGGCGCTTGGCGGGACGCCGCTGGCCTGGGGCGGCAAGCCGGTCGCGTCGGTTAACGGCAGCACGGTGACGTTTTCGAGCGCGCACGGGCTGATCGCTGGGCAGGCAGTGTGCTGGGGGGGCGAGATACGATTCGTTTCCGCCATTGCGAGCGAGTCGGCGGTGCAGATCAATGCCCCATTCACGGGCGCGGTGGCGGCAGGCGCGGCTGGTTCGCCAACCATGACCTATATGCCGGCTGAAGAGCTGCCGAGCGCGACGATGTTCGACTACTGGAGTCCCGGCACGGCGGTGCAACGGGTGGTGAGCGGGGCGGCGATCGGCAGGATGACGATCGGGGTCAATGGCGATTTTCATGACCTGACATTTCGAGGCAGCGCGGCGGACCTGGTGGACAGCGGGAGCTTCGAAGCGGGGCAGGCGGGGCTGAGCGAGTTGCCGGCGGAACCGGCGCCGAGTATGGTGACGTACTCGCTGGTGGCGGGGAACCTTGGGCAGGCATGGATGGGAGTTATACCCTGGCAGGCGTTCACGGTTACGTCGGCGCAGATCACGGTGGACAACGATCTGGAGTTACGCGATCAGGAGTTCGGGTTCACTCTGGCGCGAGGGATCTCGCCGGGGGCGCGCACGATCAGCGCGACGCTAAGCCTGTTCGCGCAGGACGATGCAGGTGTTACTTCGTTGTATCAGGCAGCGCGGCAGAGGTCGCCGATCAGCATCATGCTGCAGCTCGGGCAGCAGCAGGGTCAGCTTATGGGCATTTACCTGAAGAGCGTAGTGCCGGAAGTGCCCTCGTACGACGACGGACAGCGCAGGCTGCAGTGGAAGTTTCAGAACAGCCGTGCGCAGGGAGGCGCGAACGATGAGCTGTACATTGGGTTTGCCTGAGGGGAACTGGAGGAGCAGTGTCGAAGTGGAAGCGCAGACCGTGCCTGGCGTACAGTTCGCAGTTCGGCGCATGTCTTTAGGGCGCCGGAATGAGCTGATTCGCCGAGTGCGCGAGCTGTCGCGACAGGCGGAATTTCACGCCGCGGGGGATTCGACAGAGGACCGGCTGCAAGCTGCCGC